CCGAACGGGTAATCGAACCGGGTCTGGACCTCCAACCGTTCCGGCGCCGTGAACGACCCGGTATCCAACGACAGCACCACCTCGTCTTCGGTGTCGTCGGTGTCGGGTTCGTCAGCCATGAGCGTGCTCCTTCATGCGAGGCCGTTGCGGCGCAACGCCTTGATCGTTCCTGTGAGGACCAGTTCTTCCAGTTCGTCCTGGCGGGCGTCCCGGGCTTTGAACAGGAACGGGTTGGCTGGCATCCACCCGCCCTGCGCTCGAGGCACCGACGGCGACCCGTGCCCGAAATGCGACGGAGCGGTCCATGGGGTGGCCGCCGAACCGAACGCGGCGACACCCCGGTTCCCGGAAGCGGTGGCCCGCCCCGTCGACCGGACCCGGCTCGATTTTACCAGGGGGCGGGCGGCGGCCACGACCAGCTCGGCCAGAGCGATCAGCACAGGCCGGCCCGTGGCATCGTCCGCCACTCGGGCCAGGGCCTGGTCGACCCGGTCCGCGCCGGTCAGTTTCGCCGGCATCGGATCAGGAGGTGACCCGGGTGAACGCTCCATCCGACGGCCACGTCAACGACATCACCGCCAGATCACCCACCGTCCCAGCGATCGGTTGGAGCTGGTTGACCAGGACATTGCCCTCATACGACGGGTTCGTCGCACTGATCGCAGCGTTCGTCGGTCGGACCTTCATCGCCACTGACGTCCGGAACCAGCCCCACAGCCGGTCATCGACCGACGACGCAGCGAAATCCTGGTTGATACCCATGGACACCTGGGCCTCAGCCAGGCCAGCGATCCGGGCCCGCCAACCACCGGAACCGAAGTTGGTGGTCTCCAACTCCTCCGCCTCGATCGGGATCTCGATCGCCGTGAAGTACTGCGACATGTCGATCGTGGCGATCTCGATACGGGCACTGACGAGAGCCAATACGGCCATGATGGGGGGTTCCTTCCGTTAGTTGGTGATGCCGACAGCCACGCCGAACCGGGCCGACGGGGAGGTGCCGGTCAACGTCCACGTGATCCGGTACCGGTCATCGGGGGTGACCGGCCCAGCGACAGCAGTGAGCGTCGCGGCCGGGACCGCCGTGGGGCCTAGGGTCGTCACGGTGGTCGGGGTGGTGAAACCGGCGTTGTCGTCCCGCTGCACCGTGACCGTCAACGCCGGGGTGGTGCCGGTCACGGTGACCACGTGGATGGCGACTAGGAGCGACTTGCCGGTGGCGACCGTGCCGAGCTGCACCCCGGTCCCCGTGCCGCCAGCAGTGCGGAGCACGTTGGCCGGGTGGATCAGGGCGCCCCGGGCCAGGGCCCCGTCACCCCAGTAGTCCGCCTCGAAATCGGCCGGTTCGCCGATCTCGCCGAACAGGTCCACACCACCCTCACGGGCCCCGAAGATGTAGGCGAGCGACCCGTCGGCCTTCGTCGGGCACACCGTGAACGGCACCTGCGCCCCACGGAACTGGGTGAAGATCTCGGCGTCGGGTGTCAGCGACCCCGTCTCGATGGGGGCGGCGTCGAAGAAGCCGCTGATGTCGGCCATCACCGTCGCCAGCCCGGCGGCCCGTTCCCGCCACCCATCTGAATCGAAGGTCGTGAAGTCCAGGGCTTCGGCCTCGGGGAACAGCTCGATCCTGTTTGACCGGGCGGTCAGGCGGAGCGGGCCGGCGAGGATCTCAGCGTCAGTGAAAGCGAAGGCGGACATCGGTCAATCTCCTGAGTCGCCGGGGCCGGCGATGTCGAGCTCGAACAGGTAGGCGGCGTAGGACACCCCAGCGATCGGGGTCTGCTCCGGGTCGGCCCGGACCACACGAACGAACGAGCAGGACTGCCACTCGTGGGCTTGGATGGCGGCCTTGATCGACGACGGGCCACTGCCGCTGGTGTACTTCGACAGGGCCGCCCTCGCCGCCTGGTCCCACTGGTCGGCCACGACCAGGCGGATCCCGCCCGTCCACCGGTCCAGGCCCCGCTGCATCGCCCGGTCGAAATCCATCGACGGGAACAGCACCAGCGCCGCCGGCGGTGTGACCTCGTCGGCCGGGTACCGGAACACGTACAAGTCGGGGATCACGTCGAGCGCATCGCCGATCTCGTCCATCACCTGTTCGAGGTTCACCCGATACCTCCGACCATTGCGTCGCTGCGCATGTAGTTCCTGATCATCAGCTCGGCGTCAGGGTGGAGCTTGTCCAGCAGACGCATCTCGTTGCCCAGCTCCGGGCTGCCGGCGATCCCGTGGGGCATGGTCCGGTCAACGAAGAACTTCGAGGCCTGCAGCATGCAGGCCTCGTGGATCGTGGTCGGCACTGCGGTCCACCCGAACGTGGCGGTCACCGCCACCCGACCCGGGCCACGCCCCAGGGTCGGCGATGTGGCCCGCTCCAGGTACAGCTGCCACCACGGCTCCCCGTCCAGGTCGGCGTTGAGGGGCCGCAGCTCGTAGTCAGCACCGGCCACCGGGGCACCGTCGACAGTGACGACGAACCCGGTGAGCGTCATGACGTCGTCGATCACGGCCACCCACAACCCCTCCTCGCAGTTCCACTGGACCCTGTAGGTGCGGGTCTGGGTCCCGCCGGTGTTGCCGAACTGGCGGCCAGTGGCCGTGTCGATCGTGCGCGACGCCGACGAGATGGCGAGACCCAGCTCGACATCGTCGATCGTCTTGTCGATCCGCTTGTACGACCGGAGCTCACCCACGGTCGCGTAGTCCGGCTTCCAGGGCATCGACGATCAGCTCCCGTCGCCCTCATCAGGGACCGGCTCGAACTGCTCCGGCCGGGCGAGCACTAGCTGGTCGTCGGCGGGGAACACCTCAGCGGCGTTGATGGTGCGGGCCCCGACGCAGAACATGGTCTTGGATCGCACCCGCTCGACGGCGGCTTTCGCCTTGGCCATCAGTCGGTCGGCTCGTTGGTCGCCCGGCGGGCTCCCTTGCGGGACTCCTCCGGGGTGGGGGCCGGCTCATCAGCGGCCGGCTCGTCGGTGGCCTTGGCCAGGCCGAGCCCGATCAGCGAGGCGGCCTCCTCGTCGGGCACCTCGATCGAGCCGCCCGGGTCCGGCCAGTCCACACCGTCGCGGGTGCCGGACACCTTGCGGATCATCGTCACGTTGGCCATGGGGTTCCTCCTGGATTGGGGGGTGGATGTGTCGGGGACGGCAGCGAGAGCAGCGCTGCTCTCGCTGCCGGCCAGCTTGGATCAGGCGGCGTTGCCGACGAACGCCTTGACCGCCCCGGAGGTGTCGGCCAGGCCACCGTCGCCCCGGAGCAGGCACCGGAAGGTGGTGACGTCCTGGTTGAACGCGTAGTCGTCGGACCGCTCGAACCGGATGTCGCGCACCTGACGCACGAAGTACCGGCTGAAGTCGCCGAACAGGACCGACCGGGCCGATAGGGCGACAGCGGCCACGTTCGGGTCGGTGTGGACCGGCTTGCCCAGCAGGGTGTCCGGGGCGCCGACCTGCAGGCTGGGCTGCCACAGGTACTGGTTCTGGCTGTCCTTCAGCTTGCGGACAGCGGCGAGGGTCGCATCCCGCATCAGCCAGCCGCACGACGGCGACATGCGGTAGGGGGAGATGACGCTGAAGAACAGGTCGATGAGGTTGTCGGCCGAGAACGCGCCTGCCACCGACGCCGAGCCGGTCACGCCGGTGGTGGCGGCCGTGGCCACACCCTGGGGCTGCGACGAACCGGTGCCGGTCACGAGCCGGGTACCGAAGGCGTTGCCTACCGCCCGGCCGGCCTGCATGGCGATGTAGCCGAGCAGGTCGACGTAGGTGTCTTCCATCAGCTCGTAGCTGGCCTGGATCAGGTTGCCGTACTTGTACGAGCTGAGCACGAGCTGGTTGAACGCCGGGTCCGACTCGGTGATGCCCGCGGCCTCGGCGATCTCCGAGGTGGCCGACGAGTGGGCGGTGGTCCGGGGGATTGGGAGGTTCTCGCCCCGCTCGGTCACCAGCACGGTGGGGCCGGCCTGCAGGATGCCCGACACCTCGATCATGTGGTCGACCAGCTGCGAGTAGAACGCCGTGCCCACGGTGTGGCCACCGGCGGTGGCGGTGCCCTTGGTCAGGTCACGCTGCTGGGTGGCGATCGACCGGGCGTGCTGGTAGTTCCGGATCGGCTCGTCGGGCGTGATCGTCAGGCTGCGCTTCTCGCCGGCCAGGAATGCCCGCAGCTCGGTCTCGAACTTGTCGGGCTCGCCCGTGCGCTTCTGGTCTTTGTCGACGATCTCGGGACCGCCCCGCTCCTGCAAGTCCTTGAGGTCAGCGTCGCGCTGGTCCATCGTCTCCAGCCGCTTGCGCTGCTGGTCGAGCGCGTCGATGTCCTCGTTCAGGGCATCGAACTTGGCGTTCTCCTCGGCGGTCTGGCTGCGGTTCTCAGCGGCAGCCCCGTCGACGATGGCGCGCATCTGCTCGGTGAGGTTGGCTCGCTGCTCCAGCAGCTGGGTGATCTTGTGGCGGTAGGTGGACATTCTCTCCTCCTCGGGAGCGGTTCGGGGGTGGGGGGCCTGCGGGTTGCTCCCGTGCTCAGGCGGAGAGCTCCACCAACCGGAGCCGGCGGCGGAGGGTTTCGAGATCGACAGCAGGCGTGGCTCGCTCACTGGTCGACTCGAGGAACTCGCGCAGCTGATCGCTGCGGGCGGCGGACACGAGGTCGTCGAGGGCCAGGCCTCGCTGCTCGGCCAGGCTGCGCAGCCCGACCGCCAGGCCGTCCTCGGTGGTGGCCATGTAGGCCGGCCACACCACCGGCGCCACCTCGTACAGGGCGGCCCGGGCCACCGTCACCAGCGGGAAACCCTCGGTGGTGTACGACCAGTACTCACCGTCGGGCATCGACCGGAATGTGAAGGACGAGCCGACCACGCTGCCGGCCCGTACCTTCTCAGCCACCCGCACCACGTCGGGGTCGGTGGCGGCCCCGGAGATGGTGTACCGCAGGCCGGTTGAGTCCTTGGTCAGCACCAGGTTGTCGGCCGACCGGCGGCCCAGGATGGACGCGTAGTCGTGGTTGTACGAGGCGATCTGGTCGTCGTTGCCGAGCGAATCGTCGAACGCTGCGGGGTCGATCTGCTCGACGTAGCCGCCCAGGTTGGAGCTGTACCGGTTCCACACCACGGCGTAGCCCTCGATCGTGATCGTCCCATCAGCGCCGGTGGAGGCCCGTACCTCGGCGTCGGGTGAGCGGTAGGCGTAGCCCTTGACGTTGGCGCCGGAGCGGCACAGGCCCCGGCGGCGGGTCGTGGTGGTGCTCATGGGGCGACTCCTGGATCGCGGGTGATCGTGGTGGCGTACGGCGGCCACAGCAGCTGGTCGGCGCCGTCCTTCGGCTGCTGGCCCCTGGCCTTACGCCGCTCGTTCGGGGTGGCCAGACCGGCCCGGACCAGGCGCTCGTCGATCTCGGCCGCCGACTTCGGGTCCGACCGCAGGATGCTCTCGGGGTAGATCCGCAGGATCCGGGGCTCCGGCAGGCACTCGGCGGTGACGAGCCGCTCCAGCATGGTGTAGACCGGCTGCAGAGCGATCCCGTCGAGGAGGCGGGTGTTCATGTCCGGGTTGTCGTAGGTGAGCGACCCGCCCGACTCGCCGCCCACCCACTCCGGCGGGACGTGATAGATCGTCGCCACCTTGGTCGCGATCCGCTTCTCGACCGCGTCGACCCCGTTCTCCGACGGCGACTGCCGCAAGGTCTCCAGGGACCACTGCCGGCCCAGCACCAGGGGCCGACGGCCACGGGTCCGGCGGGCCGAGTCATACCGGTCGGTCACCACATCGACGTCGGCCTGCTTGATGTCCCGATCGGACTTGAGCACGGCCAGCGGCAGGCCACCGGCCTCGAAGAAGTCCCGCTCGTACAGCGCCGCCTTGAGTGCCCGCTGAATGTCGACGTGGAGCTTCGCCACCGGGGCGACACCGTTCAGGTCGCCCGGGATCATCGGCGCCCACCGACGGACGAACAGGTCAGAGGCGTCGATCGGGCGGCCGGCGTAGGACCAGCGCGGCACCCCGCTGGTGGCGTCCACCACCAGCCGGTCGGGGTTCAACCAGTCGAGCTTGGTCGGCCACCCGTTCGCCCCCCGGGCCGTGACGTACCCGGCGACCCGGCCGAACAGCAGATAGGACGCAGCGCCCTGGTAGACCCACTCGTCAGGGGCCAGCGTCGAGCTCGGATCCAACAGGAACGGGCCCATCGGAAGCTGCTGCTCCATCCCCTCGGCGTCCCTGGTGACCTCGGCGTAGGCCATCATCTGAATCCGGGAGGCGATCAGATCGACCGCAGCCAGCACGGCCGACACGCCGAGGGCGGCCTCGGCCGACGTCATCCGGACGTCCTTCCAGTCGCCGCCGGAGCCCCAGACGTCCTGGTAGGAGATCGCCCGCCGGCGGAGCAGGCTCACCGCCGGCCACCACGAGGCGCAGGGGCCAGGAGGTAGCCGAGGCCGACCAGCTCGACCCCGGCCACCACCAGCCCCGCCGGCACCCAGAACACGAAGAACCCGACCGCTATCACGACCGCGCCAACGACCTCCAACACGGTTGTGAATGCGTCCATCGAGAGCCGGCGGGCCACGCCGCTAGCATAGAACGGTTCTCATTCCTGTTGTCGCACGTCAGGGCAGCATCAGAAGATCTGCGACAACGGGTCGACCGACCCGGACACCCGGGCTCCGTGAGCAGCCAGGGTGACCGCCAGCAGCGGCTGCACATCGACCGAGCTGGCCTTGGCCGAGAACACCCAAGCCTCACCCACCGGTCGGATACCGACCCCCGCGACAGCAGCGTTGAGCTCCGGCTGGTCCAGATGCCGGGCCCGACAGTTCTTCACGTCGAGCTGGAGCTCGGCGCAGGCCCTTGTGACGTCGGGCGTGGCCAGCTCCTCGACCTCGATCCCGGCGTCGGACAGCCTGGTCAGCACCGCCATCGTGGGCGACTTCGGGTCGACCAGCAACGGCCCGAACCGCTCGTTACCCGCCCGGCAGGCCTCGACCAGCCAGTCGGTACCGAGGGCGTGGCGCACCACCTCGAGGTGGAGCGACCCATCGTCCCGCTCGCCGGCCAGCCCGATCGCCGCCCACGACCCGCCGGGCCCGACAGCGAGCGCGATCCGGCCGCTCTCGACCGTCGAGGTGAGATCCCGGCAGGCCTGCCAGCTGTTCGACGGCAGGATCCCGGAGTCGCCATCGGCCGTGAACACCACACCCAGGCGCTCGACGCACCACGTCTCCGGGGTCATGTTCCCCAGCTCCGTGGTCCGGCACCACTCGGGATCGATCCGGATCCCAGCCCCCGGATTGGCCTGGTAGACCGACTCCGGGTCCGCCACCACGGCCCGGACGGCGCCGGCCAGGTCGTCGCCGTAGTCAGGTAGCTCCACCGACCACTCAGCCATCCACGCGTCAGGCATCTCGCCCCGCAGGATCGCCGACCGGACGCTGTGCAGCTGCTCCGACTCGCCGATCGGGGCCGAGCTGGCGTACAACAGCAACGGCCGGTCCTCCCGCATCGTCTGCGCCGACAGCGACGGGAGCAACGCCGACACCTGCTGGCTCGTCAGGAACAGGGCCTCATCGAACACGGCCATCTGCGGCGAACCGCCCCGGCCGCCCTTTTTCGAGCGGGTCCGGAACCGGATCTCGCCCCCGCCCCGCCGCTCGATCGCCTCCGAACCTTTGGCCAGGACCTGCTTGCACTGCCCGGCGAGCTCGTCGTCGGACTGGATCGCAGCCCACAGACGGTCCATGTGGTCGGCCGAGGTCTCGCCGAGGTGGGCGGTGTGCAGGATCAGCGGGAGCTCGAGGACGAACAGGGCGTACAGCTCCACCACCTCGAGGATCGTGCCCTTTCCGTTCTGCCGGGGCACCAGGAGCAGGGCGACATCGGCGCAAAGCCGGGCCCGGTCGTCCTCGCTCAGGATCCCCCGGATGCAGAACCGCTGCCATTCATCGAGCTGGTAGAAGCCGTAGCCGAGCTCGTCGTCCCAGCCGATCGACTCGGCCCACTCGATCGCATCATCGCCCGCGCTGCCGGCCGCTCTGGCGGGCTGCTGGTGCAGGCGCGGCACCTGCGCGCCGACGCGCCTCTCGGCGAGCCTTGACCTCATCGGTCTTCGATCCTTCCTTCGCCGGCGGCAGCGCCGCTAGATCCTTCAACGTCTGCCGGAGCTGCCCAGCGATCTGCGCAGCCACCGCAGGCTCGGCCCGCTCCAGCTGGTGGGCCAGCTGATCCCGGATCGCCTCCAACGTGGCCCGCTGATCGCCCGATGCGGCGGCCTCGGCCACCCTGGAGCCCGGTGTCTTCCTCACGGCCACCGCTCAGAACCGCCCGGTGCCGCCCGACGTGGCCCGCTTGGCCGCCGTCGTCTCCGCAGCGTTGCGCCAGTTGCACAGCGAGCACTCAGCGAGCAGCGGATCGAACC